GATTTGGACGCACACTGTCCTATCGCATTGTTTTCCTTCGCAACGAGAAAAGCCCCAAGGCGTGAACCAAGGGGCTTTCGATTAGGCGGCAGCTTCGTAAAGCTCTTTCAGTTCGGCAAGATCTTCAGCAAGCATCCCGCTATAGGCCGTTGCTCCGGCCTCTGCGACGGCCCTAGCAAAATCGGAACCTCTCACCCACTGGACAGGCGCAACGCCCTTCTTAGGCCGCTCCGGTACAGCTGCAAAACCTAGCTCGTGGTCATGCGTCAGAATGATATCCCGGAGCGTGGTTTGCAGGTCGGGCAAGAACACCTGAATCTTGGCCAGACGACGCGCACCGGTCTCCCGGTCATAGCCTCTGCCAAGCGGTTCGATGCTGATTGTCTTCACGTTGATCAAGGTGCGCCCTCCTCTGCGATAATTGTGACGAAATCCCCTTTCTGCGAAGGATTCATGAGTTTAACGTTGTATCTGCGGTTCTCGCGTGTATCGCGAATGAACCATGTCGTGCTTATAGCCTTGGCTTTCGGCTGCATGCGGATTGTGATTTCCACGGTGCGAACGCCGGTAGGAATGCCATTCAAAACAATCTGGTCGCCCGTCCGCACCTCAAATCGTCCGGCAGTCGTGAATTGAAGCGCCGGAGGTCCGGCTCCGGGAATAGTCCCGAAACCGTCGTTACCATCGGTAGGCTTCCAGAAGCCGAAGGAACGGCGAAGCTCGCCGCCCCCGGTCATTGCTGCACCTCCGAACCAAGCCTGCCCATGTTCAAGGGCTGCATAAACGTATCGCCGCCGTCGATCTTCGACATGTTCTCAAAGCCGCGAATCTCATTGGCATTTAGGAAGCCAGCTTCCCGCGCAATCCGGTACGCCTCGTATCGGCTCGCCAGATCACCACGAAGCAGGCCACTCAAATCGTGTTCGATATAGTGAGTCTTTCGGGCTTCAGGCGAAAGCAGGGTCGCGTTATAGACGCTTTCCATGCGCTTGGCCCAAGGTGCCAGGACTCGCGTCACAAGGGCGCGGCTCTCTTCCCCGATGTTCGAATAGGTCGCATCATCGGTGATGCCTACGGCTGAAGGCGGGACGCCATAAACGCGGCAGATATCCAGATTGGACAGCTTGCGGCTATCGAGGAATTCCGAGTCCTTGCTGTTGAACTGGAACGTTTCGAACTTCGCCCCGCCATCCAGCACCATAACCTCATTGGCTTTAAGCTGTCCGACGAAGCGGTCCCTGAATTTCTTGATTGCTTCGTCCTTGCCATTGCCGCCAAGCTTCTCCGGGAACACCAGAGCGCCAGCGGGACGGAAAGCGTTCTCAGCCGCTGCGCCTGCCTGATCCTGTTGCGCCAGAGCCAACCCGAAGGCAGCGCTTGCAATCTGGATCGGTGACAAACCAAGAATACCGTCTGCCGTCCTATAGCGAATGTGCAGAATTTCGTCTTGGGTGAAGACGTCCGTTCCGCCATTGTCCTTCGCCACCTTGTAGCGCAGCCGTCCCGAAGTCAGCCGTTCGACCGTCACACTTGGCGTCTTGAGCGGATGGAGCGCGCTGATCTGACTGCGACCATTCCGCTCGATGCGGGCATAAGCATTGCCGTACATCAGAGCGGAAACAATCATCCACTCCCGGCCCTCAAACGCGGTCAGGAACGACGAAAAGCTATCCTGCAAGACAGAGTAAAGCGCGTGGTCCGACGCCGCCACACGGCCCCCGTCTGCCTCTCTGCGATAGACCTTCAGCGGGACCGACGCCAACTGCTCGCTGATAAGCTGGATGCACCGATGCGCAACGGCATGACCGCTTGCCTTCTCGATATCCGCCCGTGCCTGCCAGCGTGCTCCCAAAAATTCGCCTAGATACGGATCAGAGCTTGAAACAGCCCGCGTTTCCTTTGGCTTAAACGGCCACATGCGCGCCTCCTTCCAGTTCGAGAATGCGGATGCGGCGGGCAGCATCGGTCATCGCGAAGCGGGACCGAACCGAGATGGACGTACCGCTATAAGCCGGGAATGCCTGCACTACGCTGATTTCGCGAAGATCGACGGCCTTCAGGGTCCGAAGCTCTCCGGCCCACTCGTCACCGCCTTCAGGAACATTGAAGCCGAACGACATGCCACCAATGTCACCGCGCGCAGACAATGCCGCAATGTCACGGCCAAGCTGCGTATCTGGCAACTCCAGTTCGAAACGGAGACCTCTTTGATCCTCTGCGAGGATCAAGCTGCCCGACCCTGACCGGCCCAACACCTTGCTTGGATTGTGGTCTACAAGGGCGAGGATATCCGGGTTGCTGCGAAGGCTTCCCGAAAATGCACCGGCGCGGATGGTCTCCCGGAAATCACCGATACGGGTTTCAATGCCGAAAGTGGCGACGTAGCCCGTCAGTTTGCGCCCGGATGCCTTTACGTCCGTTGCAGCGCGAGTTTCAATGTTGCTCAAAATGATACCTCCCTGAATGGCTGCACAAGGGCGTTGACACCGAATGCGATGGCTTGTGGGGGCTTCTCTGCGGCAGCTTCGCGGAAGGCGAACCAATGACCGACAAGGAGAAGGATTGCGTGTTTCACGGCTGGTTGTGCCGGGTCAGCGATGGTGACGCCGATTTCCGAGACATAATTTTCCGCCGCGCTAATAAGGCCCGCGATGTAAGAGTCGTCCTCAGGGTAGTCTACCCTGAGGTGCGTCTTCGCTTCGGCCAGAATGACCGCTGCCATTAGCCTGCCGTGGACTGGTCAAGCTCGATTTCGGTCTCCTTCGTCCATGCGAAGGCTTCCGGGTGACGGATGGCAATGTCCGCATCAAGGAAGGCGTGCATGCGCAGACCGCCCTTCGAAGCGTCAGAGTACGGATTGAGCAGGATATCCACGCCCGACCAGTAGCCAACCATGAGATTGGCCCATGCGCCAAAGATGAGCGGGTCTTTGCCGCCGACCTTCGGAACCTGATTTGTCGAGACAACGCGCTCACCGTGGAAAATCTCCGACTGCGGGATGATCCGGCCAAGCGTCTTGATCTTGCGAACCTGACCCATCAGAGACGGATTGGTGAGGAAGCCCGTGGTGCCGGTCACGTCGTCAAGCTCAAGAGCGGCGATCAAATCGGCAGTCGTATCGCTGAAGAACGGCGTGGAAACGGTGGTTTCCGCAATCGCATTCAGAATGCCGACCGGCTGCTTGTTGGCAGCAAGGCCATTAATGGCAGCGGCATCGAGAGCCTGAGCCAGCACAAAGGCCAGATCGTTGCGGAGAACGTTTTCCAGTGCAACGCCGTTCTGAAGCTGGAGGCGACGGGACAGGTACATTTCACCGGAAACCGTCTTCGGCTTCAGAGAAACCTTGTCAAAGCTGGCATCGCTTGCCGTCGTGGCTTCGTCTTCGTTCACCCAATGAGCCGTAGGGCCAGACGTCAGGCGCGGCAGATCGAGGTTGCCGGTCAGGCCGGAAATGATGGTAGCGCCAAGCGACTGGACAGCCAGAACCGGGCGAAGGCGATCAATCAGGCCACCCATGTCAGTGGCAACAGTATTGCCAGCGGTGCCGGTGGTCAGCATGGCGCGGTGTTCGTCACCGAAGATTGCGGCAGTCGGAATCATCAGGCCTCGAACTTCACGACCACGGGAAAGCTCTTCGTGGACTTCGCGCTCAAGGCCGGTCAGGTTGTCGCCATTGCCTTCGCGGATTGCCTTCGAAACCGAATAGCTACGCAGTTCGCGAGTCATGTCACCATTCGGAGACTGTTCGTGGCGCTCAAACTCGGCAATGGTGGCAGCGTTCTTGATCTGCCCGTCCAGCGCACGGATTTCGGTTTCCAGCGCGGTAAACTGTGCATTGTCGGGATTATCGCCAAGAGCCTTGATAGCTGCGAGTTTGGATGCACGGGTCTCACGAAGGTGGTGAATATTGGTCAAATAGGTCTCCTTTTCTGGAAAATGCGCAAACAACCGTGGTCGGGCGGAATTGCTCGATTGGGCATGCGCAACGTTGTTTGATTGATTGGTGCCGCTCGCGTGGAACGGCGGGATATATACCTGCCTGTCGGCAGGGGCGGCCCGCCCTCTTAGGGACTAGCCGTAGATGCGGACATTGTATTCGTCACTGACACGAGACTGGTCTAATTCGTCCTCGGTGTCTCTGATCTCGTCTTCAAGCGCTTCACAAGCGGCTTCAGAACATAAAAAAGACCGGCGACTCTCTAGGTCAGCCAGTTTCTCGACAAGTTCAGTTGTGTAGCTAGATTCCATTTCATGTACTCCTTCTGCTCTTCAGGCCTTGCCCGGTTATTGTTGCTTCATGCTGTATTTCCTCTGTTGATCGGATGGCTACTTTATAGAACGGAGTAAAAACTCCGGTCAATGTTTTTCGTGCGAAGTAAAGCAACTATATTTTTTTGTGTTTTGCTTGACAAAACAGCGGCTTCCAAACATTCACGCAAGCTCCTGCAAACAAGCCGGTAGAGCATCATCTTCATCATGCCTCGCAGCCGTTTGGAGCGCCATGGCAAGCGCCACAAGCCCGTCAATTCGGCCTGACGCCTTCGACTTATCCAGCTTCCGAGCGCCGGACGGGTCTTTCGTCACGACGGCGTTAGCCGCGCACATTTTCATGACCGGGTTTCCTGCGTGGTTGACCTTTTGCTGCGCGACCGCGACTTCCAGCATGTCAACTGCGGGTGACATGTCTTTATAGCCCTGTCCGAACGGGACTAGCGGCAAGTCGATAGACGCCTTCGCCAGTTCGCGCCGCAAATCCTCAATGCGCCAGCGGTCGAAGGCAATCTCCCGAATATCGAACCGGCCAGCCTCGTCTGCAATGTATTCGGCCACGGCCTGCGGATCGATGACCTTTCCGGGCAAGAGCGTAAGCCGGGTTTCCGGCTGTCTTGCCCAGACGTTGTACGGCACGCGGTCATGCTCGCTCTTCCCGTCGATATCGAATTCCGGCAGGAAAAACCGGGGCAGGACCGTGAACCGACCATCCTCTTCCGGAAAAACCAGAACGAAGGCGGTCAAGTCACGCGCTGCCGACAGGTCAAGAGCGCCGTAGCATTCCCGGCCTTCAAGCGCAGCTTCGTCAATCGGGCCTAGGTCACAATCGTTCCATTCTCTCGCGGCAATGAATCTAACCGTGCCATCAATGCGCTGGTTGAGAATCTTGTTTCGGAAGTCGGCTTCTTTGGACGGGATGCGTTGCGCCTGCGCCGCCATGCGCTCGACCTGCTCAAGAGCGAGGAAGTCGCCTAACGCGGGGTTTGCTTTGATCCAAGTATCGTAGGACCATGCATCCTCGTCCGGGTCAGTGGTGAACAATGCCAGATGGAAGCTTTCGTCCTCGACTTCGCCGGTCTTCACCTTCAGGCCGTAATCAATCATTTCGGAGAAGAAATGCGTGTCGTCTTTCGCCTGAGTGCTGATGACCACTACAAGCGGTTCGTCACGCGCACCAAGGGCGGAGTCCATTGCGTCGAATAGATCGCGCTTCACCCAATAGCCGGCTTCGTCAGCGAGGAAGAAGCTTGGACTCAACCCAAGTTTGCTGTCGGCATCAGCTGACACAGCCTTGAGTACAGATCCTTCACCGGGATAGCCTTCATAGACCTCGATCTCTTTTGAGAATTTTATAATATTCACGCGCTCGGAAAGCTCGGCATGAGCCTCCAGCATCGCTTTGCACTCCGCCCAAGCCTTGCCAGCCTGAATCTTGTCCATGGCTCCGAAGTACAATTCGCCGCGCTGTTCCGCTTCCGGGCCGACTAGATGGCAAAGGGCGAGCGCCGCGCTCAATCCGGTCTTGCCGTTCTTGCGGCCCATCGACAGAACCGCTGTTCGCACTGGCCGTCTGCCGTGTTCGTCAGTCGCGTAAATCGGCGCAAGAAATTCGTCTATCTGCCAGTCACGCAATTGCATGTTCTGGCCTGCGAGCTTTCCCTGTGTGATTTTCATGTCATTTACGAATGCGACGACGGCTTCAAGCCGAGTGAGGCCTTCGACCTCCCAAGGAAGCACCTGACGGTGCTTGCTGCCCGCCCCACTCATGATATCCCCGGCTTTCCCGGATGCTTTCGGCTTCGCGCCGGGTCCACGACGGCCCATAATCCATCTCCTTTCACATCATTATTTTTGATCCCTTTACGTTTTCGATCAAAATATTTGAAACTAAGTCTTCGCGAATGCCCCACGCCGATCCCAGGCACGTTGACGCTCGTCTTTTGATGCCCCCCGGCCTCACAGCGGGTCAGGGGCGGTCGGTCCAGCCTTCCGGGTCGATCGGATTGCCATCCACGTCGAAGCCAGCCCACGCGCGCCTGAAGCCGCTGCTCTTGCCTGTCTTGGCAGTGCGTCGGTCCTTCGCATTGGTCTTGCGGTTGTGGCAGCTTGCGCACATGCTGGTCAGGTCGGACAGAGGCGGGAAAGCCAAGCCTCCTGCGTTGATGGCTAGATCGTGGTCAACCACATCGGCTATCTCGATGACACCGCGCGCTCGACATGGCTCACAGACCGGGCATTCCATTAGCTTGGCCTGTCTGAGCCTTTGCCACTGGCCTGTGTTATACGGCCATTTGCTCATGAGGGACGCACAGCGCCCGCCCGAACCGGGATCACCTTGACCGGAATAGGCTGCTTCGGCAATCGGCCACCCTTGCTGTTATGAGCGAACACCTGCCTATTGATATTGCCGCGCTTCATGCTGCTACCCACTTCCCGTGACCTATACTCTCGGCCAAACCGGCCCTCTTCAGCCGCAGCAGGTACTTATTGACATCAAGCCGCGTAAAGCCGGTGATCCGGGAAAGAGTCATAGGCTCAGCCGGGACAGTCCGCTTTCGCAGGATAGTCAACACCCGTTCCGCGCAGCCCTCTTCACCTCCATCCCACCGCACCGGCTCGCCTGCCGTTGCGCTGATGACGATTTCGTTTTGCTTCCTTTCGTTCATTCATTTCTCCTTCCGTCTACATGACTGGTAGGAACGGTAGGAGTGGTAGGTTCATTTCCACTAATATACCGATACTACCAAACCTATTTAATGTGATGCTAGAGACACTTAGCTATTAGGCCATGTGTATTAGCAATTCCAAACCTACCATTCCTACCACTTCTTCCTTGCATGGTAGGAACTAGCCGGTCTTTGGTTCCAAGCCCGCGAGCACGTACTTGCCCCGGCCGATCTTCGTGACGCGCCGCGACCTGACCAGACCGCCAAGACGCTTCGAAACCTCCGTCTCGCTCTCGTTCAAGCTGAGCGCGATATCCTTAGGCCCGACCGCATTTCCGTTCTCGTATTTCAGCCGTTCAATGATCCGGGTCGATAGCTCGCCATAGCGGTTATCCGGCAGCGCTTCGGCCTCCTCCCAAACGCAATCGTCAGGATTGAACGCAACGGAAATTTCGATCTCCGGAAAGTCACGTCCACGGCCATACAGCCCCAAATTCCCGCTCTCGTCAGGCACATGCAACATTGTCCCATCGGCTGCGCCGGAAAGGCCTCCCGTACCGCTCACACGGTCAAATGGATCTGTTGCCGCTGCACTGCCCTTGTTGGTGTGATGCACGACAATGATGCAGACACCGTATTTCGTGGCGAGCGCTGTCAATGGCCGCACGTCGGCATAATCCCGCTCGTAAGGATCAACCTTGCCCTTGCGCGGCTCACGGAACATTTTCAGGACATCCACGATGACCAGTGCCGCGTTCGGGTGGTCGATCAGCCAGTCTTCAATTTCCTTCAGCCCGCCTTTTTCGGCAGTGGCGATTTCAATCTGAAACGTTAGGCCGCGCGTGAAGCGTGGATTGCCCTTGATGGCCTGTTTCTCAAGCCGGGATTGCAAGCGCCTGAAGCCGTCTTCCAGCGCCAGATAAAGCACGTCGCCCCGAACCGTCTTGCGGCCCATGAACGGCACGCCAGCATCGACACAACGGGCTAGCTGCAATGAAAGCCAACTCTTGCCCTGCTTCGGAGGCCCGACCAGCAACACGCAACCCGCTGGAAATAGCCCGTCAACGATTTGCCGCGTCTCCGCGAACTTCCGGGACATGAGCGCAACCGCATCAAGGCGGGTGACGTCTTCTTCCGGCTCTTGCTCTCGCGCTGCTCGTCTTCTGGCCAGCCTGTCAAAATTTATGATGCCCTTCCATCCGGGACCGCATTCCTCTGCATGCAATTCCATCAATGAGCCGTGCGGCGGGCAATTCGCTCATCAAGCCAAGCGGTGACTTCTGCCCGGACATAGGCGTGACGGCGCTCGCTGATTTGGATCGGCTTGGGAAAAAGACCAGCGGCGGCCATGGCGGCAAGCTGGACGGTAGACATCGTGGTTTCGTGCGCTGCATCCTTTGGGGAAATCAGGCGCGGTTGTGTGTTCTCTGACATTGGGCCTCCTTTTGCTGTTTCGTATGGGATTCCTTTCGTCTGGACAGGGCGGGCAGCCCGTGCGGAAGCACGGAATATCCAGCCGGTCTAGCCGGGACAGGGTTTAAATTTTAAAGATTTTGTCCGGATCAGCGTGTAATGCAGGCATCGTTCAAGACGTGCAGGGCTTCCGCGCTTCAGGCAACAATCCGTCTATATCGCGCAATATTATTGCTCGTCAACAACAATTTGGCTAATTTTATTATTTCTTGAAACTGGCGCAATACGCAGCCCAATCAGCCATCAATGCGCGGCGCTTCTCCAATGCATCCGAACGACGATAAGCGGCTTCAGTTTTATCCCTCACTGCATGGGCCAAGGCTGCCTCCGCGACGTCCACGGCGTAATGAGTTTCATCGCCAGCCCAATCGCGAAAGGTAGATCGCAGCCCGTGCAACGTATCTCCCGTTCCGCTGGCAAGCCTCAGTGCCTTCACCATCGCCGTATCGCTTATTGGCTGACCTTCCTTGCCACCTTCGAATACAAGGCTGCCCGTGGCAAACTGTTCCCGCTCGCGAAGGATTTCGACGGCACGGGGAGATAAAGGAACGCGATGCTCCACCCCGGCCTTCATGCGCTCCTTTGGGATAATCCACAGAGCCGCATCAAAATCGATTTCGCTAAAGACTGCGCCGCGTATCTCACCGGACCGTCCAGCTGTCAAAGCGGCGAACTCAACGGCGCGCGCAGACACGCCAGAAGCCTCGCGGAGCGCCTTCATGGCTTTCGGCATAGACTTGTAATCAAGTGCAGCATGATGGCCGCGCGACAGTTTCGAGCGTGCCGGAAGTACATGTTCAAGCGCACCCTTCCAAGCTGCTGGATTGTCACCCACGAAGTACCCCTTGACCTTCGCAGCATCCATAACTGTAGCGATGCGCATCCGGGTGCGGTCAGCCGTCTCCGGCTTTTGGCTCCATATCGGCTTGAGGCAGTCAGCGACGTTAGTCAGGGTAATATCTGCCACGGGAAGGCCATGGAGCGCCGATGCGTAGGTCTCAAGGGTCATTGCCCACTGTGCGGCGTGCTTCGCGTTCTTGGATGCCTTCTGCTTGATATCGATCACGTCACGCATGATATCCCGGAAAGTAGGACGCTCGTCCTTCTCCTTGTCGCTTTCGACCTCATCGCCACGCTCTAGCCTGTCCCGGATTTCGTCAGCCTTTTCTCTCGCTCGTTCTAGCGTAACGGGCCGGGTGCTGAATCCCGGGTACGGTCCAAGAGCGATTTCCGACCGCTTGCCATCCTTCTTCCAGATAAAGTGCCACGACTTTGAGCCGCCCACCCGAACGCGTAGGTATAGACCAGCGCCATCGCTATAGATACCGGGCTTGGTTAGCTTCTCGATCTTCGTTTTCGTGAGCTTTTCTTTTGCCAT